ATGGCTAAAAAACAAGGCTACAACGCGAGAAAAGACGAGCAGTTAAGTGCTAAGCATGGCAAAAAGAAAATGTCATTTAAAAAACGTCGAACGATCGCTAAAGCAACTCGTAAGCCACGTGGTTCATACGGATTTGCATAGGAGATAATAAGATGGATATTGAGGATTTAAAAGAAGCCGGTAAAATGGTTACTGATCCCATTAAGAAAAAAATTGGAAATATTTGGGGCGGAATCAAAGCAACACCTAGTTTCGTCTTTAAAAAGAAATCACAAGAGGTGGACGACGATGGATATGAAGAAGGAAAATCTAAAGAAAGAGAAATAGATATTCCTGATCCTTATATTCCACCACAACCTTAGGATAATTATGGCTGATACTACAGCATTAGATACTTTCGCTAATTTAACAAATGCAAAACCTATCGATGATGATGGTTACGAAGAAGGAAAATCTAAAGAAAGAGAACTTCCTGTACAAACCGACGAGAAAGGAAACGAACTTTTTCAGACACCCCCACACGGAAGAACGATAGAAGAAACTTATCCAACATTATTCTCTGATACAACGACTTCGATCGAAGGCGCACCTAATCGTAAAAAATATAATCCACCGAGATAATGGCATTACCCAAATACGGGTTTTCGAACTACATAAAGAGAACTAGAAAAAAACGCCCGGGACGTCATGCTAAAGCTTACTCTAAACGTATTCCTAAACATAAACGACGTTATCGTGGGCAAGGACGATAAGTATTTTTTGTTTCCAAATCACTTAAAAACAAGTTAAGATAGTTCTTAAAGGAGTAAATATGGCTAAAAAAAAGAAAAAGAAGAAGAAAAATAAGAAAAAAAATAAAAAAGTAAAAAGGAAAAGATAAACATGCCTAAAGTCGGAAAGAAAAAATTTGCTTACACTGTTAAAGGTAAAAAAGCAGCTAGGCGATTTGCCAAAAAGAAAAATAAAAAAGTGAGACATAACTATGGCTAAAAAATGGATACAAAAAGCTACAGCCTCAATTAAACGTAGAAAAACTAAAGGAGTATGTACTGGAAAAAAATTTGGAAGTAAAAGCTGTCCACCAGGTTCCAGACGATATGCTCTTGCTAAAACGTTTAGAAAAATGGCAAGAAAGAGAAAAGCAGCTTAGTGTTATCAAGAGCTTCTTTTCCTAAGATAATAACTAAACCTAGAAAAAGGAAGAAAAAAATAAATGGCCGAATTAGAAGTAAACCTAGAAAAAAAACCACTTAAATATAAGAATGATAAAGGTGAAGATGTAAAAGTTGAAGTGGAAGGACGTGAGGACGAATGGGTAAGTCCTCTGGAAGATAAGTTCTATGGAAACTTAGCTGAAAAACTAGATAAGCCAGTCTTGGGAAAATTAGCAAACGACTTAATTAAATATTATGAAGATGATAAGTCCTCTAGAAAAGATTGGGAGGATCAGTACTCTAAGGGTCTAAAAATGCTAGGGGTCGTAGTTGAAGATCGACAAGATCCATTTCCCGGTGCGTCGGGAGTTCATCATCCTTTATTATCAGAGGCAGCTACACAATTTCAAGCTCGTGCGATCTCTGAGCTTTTTCCAGCTCAAGGTCCAGTAAAAACTCAAATTATTGGTAAAGTTACAGAAAAAAAACAAAATCAATCTCAACGAGTTCAAGACTTTATGAACTTTCAAGTCACCACACAAATTCCAGATTATTTTAATGAACTCGATCAACTCTTATTTTATTTATCATTAGCAGGAAGTGCTTTTAAGAAAGTATATTTTGATAATACATTAGATCGTATTTGTGCTAAATTTGTTCCAGCAGAAGACTTTGTTATTTCTAATAATAATACAGATTTAATTGCTTCTGAACGTTACACTCAAGTAATGAAACTCTCAGTTAATGAGATTAAGAAATATATGGTCTCAGGACTTTATCGAGAAGTTGCGATGACAAAAGAAAGAGGATATAATGCCACTTCTGAAGATGCAGTTCAAAAGACACTTCAACGTCTAGAAGGAATAGGTCCTTCAATGGCTGATCAAATTCACACAGTTTTAGAAGTTCATATCGATTACGATTTAGATGAAGATAAAGATGGATTAGGACTTCCTTATATAGTTACGATTGATTATGATACGCGTCAAGTTTTAGCAGTTCGAAGAAATTGGACAGAAGGTGATACACTTAGAAAAAAGAGAACTTATTTTGTTCATTATAAATATCTTCCAGGTTTAGGATTTTATGGCTTTGGTTTAATTCATATGATCGGCGGTCTACAACACGCAAGTACAGGTGCGTTAAGAGCTTTATTGGATTCTGCAGCTTTCTCAAATCTACAAGGTGGTTTTAGAGCTAAAGGTGCACGAATAGAAGGTGGAGATATGACGATCTCACCAGGTGAATGGATTGAGGTTGAAGCTTATGGAGATGATTTAAGAAAGAGTTTTGTTTCACTTCCTTTTAAGGAACCTTCACAAACGTTACTTCAACTTTTAGGTATGATGTCAGAATCAGGAAGACGTTTTGCTTCAATCGCAGATGCGATGGTTGGTGATTCTGCGGGATCAGGTCCCGTTGGTACAACGATCGCTTTAATCGAACAAGGATCTAAAGTCTTTAGTGCGATTCATAAAAGAGTTCATCAAGCTCAAGGAAGGGAATTTCAATTAATTTATAGACTGAATGGAGAATATCTAGATGAAGAATATCCCTATGATGTAATTGGAGAAAAGAAGTTAATTAGACGCAAGGATTTCGACGCAAATATTAATGTCGTTCCTGTATCAGATCCTAACATCTTTTCTCAAGCCCAAAGGATTGCGTTGGCTCAAACAGGTTTGCAGCTTGCGCAATCTTCCCCCAATATTGTGGATGTTAAAGAAGCGACTAGACGTTTTTTAGGATCGTTAAATATTCCCGATTATGAAAACTTACTTATTCAAGATGAAGAAACACCTAGAAGGGATCCTGTCTCTGAGAATATGGCGATTTTAAATGGAGATCCGATTAAAGCTTTTCAAGATCAAGATCAAGCTGCTCATATAACAGTTCACCAACAATTTATGGTTGATCCACGTTTCGGAGGAAATCCAGAAGCAATGAAAGTTCTTTATGCTCCTATGATGGCTCACTTAGGTCAACATATGGCATTTTTATATCAACAACAAATGCAAGCGCAATCGCCTCAAACTCCTATTTCTTCAGGAGAATATAATAAGGAACTACAAGATAAAAAATCGAAAGAAGTTCCTATTCAACAAGAAAATTTAATTGCTGCTGCAGCAGCTCAAGCTGCACAAAGACTAATGCAACAAATGCCACCTAATCCTGAACAACAAAAACAAGATGTTGATACTCAAGTTAAATTAGGAGGTCTCGAATTAAAGAAAAAAGATTTAGATATTCGAGAACAAAGATTTAAGGCGGGACAACAAAAAGAAGAAAGGGTACAAACACGACAAGATGCATTAGCGAAAGCCGATATAGTTGAAAAAGCTGCCCGAGTGACACAAAAGCAAGAAAAGAAGAAATGAGTATAAAGGGAGAAGATATTAGACAAGCTAAGAAGTTTCTAGAAAATAAAAAAATGTCTATTAAAGTTATTAAGCCAAAATTATTTGCGATGGCTTCTCAAAAAGCAAATAAATCTTTTAATGATACTTTAAAAGTTATTGCAAGGAAATATGGAGAAATTACTAATAGCAATAAAAAATAAAATTAAATCATATAAACAAGATTTAGGTATTAACCTTTTAAGTAAAGGTGTAGATGATTTATCTGAGTTTAAAAGAGTATATGGTTATAGTCAAGGATTAACTAAAGCTCTAGAGATTATAAATGAAATGAGTCAAAAATATAGAAAAGGAGAAATAGATGATGAGTAGTTTTGATACTCCTACCCCTACAAAAGTACCTCAACCAGTTGGTTACCGCATACTTATTCGACCTCTTGCTGCAGTGGAAAAGACAAAAGGAGGTATTATATTAACTGATAAAAATAAGGAAGAGCAAGGTTATTTAAATAGTGTGGGTCAAGTAATTGCAATGGGATCAGAATGTTATTCTGATAGAAAGAAGCCTTGGTGTAAAATAAATGATTGGGTAGTTTTTGGACGTTATGCAGGTGCAAAAATCTCTGTACAAAAAGTCAAAATGGTGATAATAAATGATGATGAGGTATTAGGTACTTTGGAAAGTCCAGATTTAGTATCTCGAAGCATATAACATACGTAGAATAATCTACGCCAACATAGGAGATACTATGCCAGAAAACGTAAAAGAAGTCGAAGTAAAACTCGATGAAAAAGAAGAAAAAGAAGTCGAAGTAGAAAAAAATCCTTTAGAAAAACTTCAAGAAGAAACTAATGCAGAACCTATTACAGAAGAACCTGCTAAAGAAGAAGTTATTAAAGAGGAAAAGAAAGTAGAAGTTCCTAAATATTCTAGTGAAATGCCTTATTCAGAAAAGGTTAGAAAACGTATTGCCAAAGAAGTTGGTAAACGTGCTGACGCTGAAAGAAAAGCACTAGAGTGGGAAGAAAAGTTTAATACTTTAGAAAGTAAAGCTCGGTCAGGTTTAAAAACAGGTTTTAAGAATAATTATGAAAATGTTTCTAAACAAATGAAATCAGCTATTGATGAGGGTAATACTGAAGAACAAGTTAAACTTATGGAGAAAATGGCTGATATTCGTAGTGAAATGCATAAACTTGATGATGCTGATGTTTCTAAAGAAAAGCCAGAGAAGAAAAGCGAAACTAAGCCTCTTCCTCCTCTTGCTAAAGAATGGGCAGCTAAAAATGCTGGTTGGTTTAATAAACCAGGGCATACTAAAGCAACATCTTTAGTTTATGGTATCGATGGCGAATTAACAGAAGAAGGTTGGGACGTTCATGATCCAGGTTATTATGAAGAGATCGACAAACGTCTTAAAGCGACACTACCTGGCTTTTTCGATAAAAAGGCTGTTCAAGATGAAAAAAGTAGTGTACAATCAAAGACAACTAGAGTGCAATCTCCAGTTGCTTCAGTTTCCAGAACAAAATCTGGAAAAAGCAATAGAGTAAAGCTCACTCAAGATGATTTAGATACTGCAAAGAGTTTTGGTATCGACATAAATGATGAGACGGCACTGAAACGTTTTGCTAGGGAAGTAAAAAACCTTAGTGATACAGGTCAACAATAAAGGAGCCTGCAAATATGGAAAAGACTAATAAAATAGTTAATCAAACGCGAGAGGAGAAATCTACTCGTGTCAATCAGTGGCGTCCTGCTAACTTATTAGAGGCACCCCAACCGCGTGAAGGTTACGTACAACGTTGGATTGCAACTAGCATTTTAGGTCAAGATACACCAACAAACGTTGCTAAACGTATGAGAGAAGGATGGAAACCTCGTGATCCTAAATCGGTCAAAGATCCAAACTTCGCTACGCTAGAACATGGTAAGTTTGCTGGTTATATAGGAATGGAGGGTATGGTCCTTTGTGAAATGCCTGTGGAGATGAAGAAACAACGCGATGATTTTTATCGTAAGAAAACATTAAATCTTCAAAGGTCAGTCGATCACGACTTAAACAAAGTTGAACAACCTGGAAATCCTATTCAAAAGACCTATAAGACAGAGGTTACCAGAGGCGGTATAAAAGAGTAACTAAATCACAAATAATCTAGGAGGATTATTATGGCTAACTTAGACGCGCCTCAAGGGTTTACACCCGTAAGGCATTTAGCAGGTGGTGTGATCAGAACTAATGCATACGAAATTGCTAATGGCTCTGGAACTTCTATCTTCTACGGAGATGCAGTTCAGTTATTGACCAATGGGACAATTACCCTTATGGCTAATGACACTAAGCCGATTGGCGTATTTGCGGGATGCGAGTACACAGATCAAGCCACAGGGGATGTAAAATTCCTCAAAGTCTGGACAGCTAGTACAACTGTGAAGACCAATTCAGCGGTCAAAGCATATGTATATGATGATCCGGACATAGTCTTTAGTATTCAATGCGACGGTACGTTTGCTAACACAGACGTAGGCTTGAATTCTAATGTAACACTAACAGCCGGGAACACAGACTTCGGATATTCAAAACAGGAAATTACAGTTAGCACATTTGCTACTACTAATACCCTTCCTATAAGAATATTACGATTAGTCGATGATCCAAGCAATGCCGTGGGAGCAGCAGCTAAAGTGGAAGTTTATATAAACAACCATCAGCTTCGAGCTAACACAGCAGGTATTTAGGAGGATATGAGTTATGGCTTTAAATAGAGCAGCGTTTACCAAACAGCTCAATCTAGGTTTAAATACCGTGTTTGGTATGGAATATGATCGTTATCCAGAGCAATGGAGAGCAATCTATTCTACAGAGCAATCAATGAAGGCTTTCGAAGAAGACGTTCAAATGATCGGATTCGGAGAAGCTCCAACGAAGGCAGAAGGTGCAATGATTACCTACGAAAGTGGTCGAGAAGGCTACGTCGCTAGGTACGTTCACGAAACAGTGGCCTTAGCATTTTCTATTACAGAAGAAGCTGAGGAAGATGGATTGTACGGATCTCTAGGTGCGAAATACGCAAGAGCATTGGCAAGATCAATGCAACACACTAAAGAGATCAAAGGTGCAAACGTCTTAAATAATGCGACTACTACATCAACAGGAGGAGACGGAGTATCTTTATTAAGTGCTTCTCATCCAACTGGAGGCGGTAGCACGCAATCTAACACTTTAGCAACAGCAGCAGATTTATCTGAAACTTCTTTAGAAACTTTGTTAATTCAAATAGCAGAGGCTAAAGACGACAGAGAAATCCCAATCGCGTTGATAGGTCAAAAGTTGATCTGTCCACCTGAATTGCTATTCGTTGCAGAAAGAGTGTTAAACTCTAATCTAAGACCAGGAACGGCTGACAATGATATCAATGCTGTAAAAGCATTAGGTATGATTCCAGGCGGAGTGGTTGTCAATCAAAGACTTACTGATGCAGATCAGTGGTTTATAGGTACTGATTGTCCAGATGGAATGAAACACTTTGTTAGAGCACCAATCAAAAAAGCTGTAGAAGGCGATTTTGGTACTGGCAACTTACGTTACAAAACAAGAGAAAGATATTCTTTTGGCTTTACAGACTGGAGAGGAATCTACGGTACTGAAGGAGCAGCGTAATAACTAAATAACTACTAGGCGTCTTACGACGCCTAGTAACAACCCAGACGACTGCGTGAGCAGACTACAAAGGAGGTAGACTTATGGGAACAACAACATTTTCGGGTCCAGTAAAAGCTGGAACGATAAGAGAAACAACAGGAACTACTGTAGGTTCTGATATCAAGAACGTTGGTTTTGTAGAAATGGTACAATCAAAATCAATAACCTTGAGCGGAGCAAGTGCTAATACTACAGTAGGTGTTATTCCAGCAAACTCACAAATAGTTGACGTTAAGATGGATGTCATCGTCGCAGGTGACGACACTAACGCTGCGACTTTATCTGTGGGAACAAGTGCAAATGGAACAGCATACATTGCTGCGACAACTGCAAAAACGATAGCAAGAACACAACCAATTGCTGCAGCAATACCAGCATTGGCAGATGTTGGGACAACTGATTCTAACGTAGTCGCTCAGTTTACAGCGACAGATGGCGATGGAACTGTTGGTGAAGGTATAGTTACAGTATCATATCTTCAGAATAACAACGTAACATAATTATAGTGAGGGCCTTCGGGCCCTCTTATAACAAAGGAATTTATGGCAAGTGAAAGTACAGCTTTTGGAAAATGGATAAAAGAAAAAGGAGAAGCGTGGTCTACTAAAGCTTCAGAGATAATAGATAATCTTTTGGAAACTGATGAAGAGAAGAAAGCAGCTGCTTCAGAATTTGAAAAAAAAGTTACAGAAGAAGCTGATAAAACAATCGATACAGAATATAAAGAATTAAGTAAAGAAGATAAAGAAGCGTATGATTTAAAAAGAGTTAAAATATACGAAGAAATGAAAGCAGAAGAAGAAAAGCAAGAAGCCGAAGCTGATAAAGATTTACAAAAAAGATTAGACTCCATTAAAGAAGTTATTAATACATTCGAGAATTTTCAAGCAGGTGAATCAGGTGGTCAAATTTCGGGTTATGAAGATGTTGCTGATCCTTATACAGGAGGATCTGCTTTAAGTGATCTTCAAGAAAAAGAGAATATGAAGTCTTTACTC